GGCCAGCGCCTTCGGCGGCCACCGGCTCTACATCCCCAAGGCGCCGGGCGCGCACCACCCGATCACCGTCGCCCTCGGCCACAAGCGGGCGCAACGCCTGGCGGCGGCCTTCTGCGGCTCGGGGATCGACATCCCGATGCTGCCGCGCGTCAAGGCGGAGATCCGCCGCCTGGGCGCCCTGGGCCTCACCCGCGCCGCCATCGCCCGCGAATTGAAGGTGACCGAGCGTTGGGTCTACAAGACCCTGGCCGAGCCGGCTTCGACCGCGGCGCCGCAGCCCTCCCTCTTCGACTGAAACGACCCTTCACCCTGAATTGGTTCAGGTTGGAGTGGTGGGCGCCCCGGCCCTAGCGTCGCTTAAGATGACCGCGCCGGCGCCCCTCACCCCGATGGACAGTAAATCCGAGGCGTTCCTGGCGCGGGTTCATCCCGACCTTGCCCGCGTCATGCGCGCCGCTCCCCAAACGCCCCAGCCGTTCGTGATCGTACAGGGTCTGCGCACCCTGCCGGCCGAGCAAGAGGCCGTGGCCACCGGCCATTCGACGACCCTGCATTCGCGCCACCTGGCCAACGCCGAGGGCGTCGCCTGCGCGGTGGACGTGGCGGCGCTGGTCGACGGCGAGGCGAATTTCGCGCCGGGGCGCGAGGAAGAGGTGTTCGGCCAGATCTGCGACCAGGTTCAGAAGGGCTGCGACACAACCGGCATCCAGACCGAATGGGGCGGCGACTGGGACACCTTCAAGGACTGGGGCCACTTTCAACTTCCATGGCTGGGATACCCATGACCGACAGCACCATCGCCGCGCCCGCCGCGCCGCCGCCGCTCGTCGAGACCCTCGTCCACGACTATGCGCAGAAGGCGCTCACCATGGCGGCCGTCGCCCTGGCCGCCCACGGCGCGACCATGACCTCCTCGCAGCAGGATCAATTCATCCAGCTCGGCGTCTCGGCGGCCCTGTTCGTGCTCTCCTGCGCCTGGACCTATCTCGCCGCCAGGCTGCGCACCCAGCGCCTGGCCGCCGCCATCGCCGCGCCGGCGAATCCACCCGTCCCCGCCAAAGGATCATGAAATCATGAAAGTCGCGATCGCCGCCCTGCTCGCCGCCAGCCTGGCGCTGGGAGCGTGCGGCACCGCCCAACCCGCCCCCGGCGCCACCGGCATTTCGTCGGGCTTGGCTGCCACCAGGCTCGACGTCGGCAAGGCTTTGGACGCGGCGCAGGCCTCGTTCGACGCCGCTGTCAAAGGGGCCGACGCCGTGATCAAAACCGGCATCCTCCCCGCCGCGACGGTGGCCGCGATCGACAAGATCGCCGACCAGGGGGACGCCGACTTCAAGGCGGCGCGCCAGTTCTACGCGGCCAGCGATCTGGCCAACACCTCCGCTCAGCTCGCCGCGATTTCGACATTGGCGACAGATCTGAGCGGCCTAGTCAAAACACAGTGAAGGACGGCGCGGGCCCATGACTCTTCTGAACGCACTGCTGGCGCTGATCGCGGCGGCTCCGGGCGAATACGCCGCCATCAAGACTCTTTACGGCCAGACAGCTGCCGCGCTGAGCACCTCCGACCAAGCGACGGTCGATGCCGCCCTGGCGGCGATCGCGCCGGAGCTCGACGCTGACGTGGCCCAGCTCGACGCCGATGCCAAGGCCGCCCAAGTGGCCGCCAGCTAGCCCCATCCCATAGGGGCCCGCGCGTGATCATGCTCGACCAGGCCCACGCGTGGATATTCAACGCGTGCTGCGCGGCCACCGCGGCGGGATGCGCGATCTACGTCGCCGCCCGCGACGCACGTTGGCGGCGAACCGGCATCTCCCGCCAGCTGGAAGACAGGATCGCCTTGGCCCAGAAGACCGCCGACGACTGGCACCAGAGCTCGCCGGCCCGGGAGCTGAAGGCCGAGGTCGATCGCCAGGGCAAGGTCCTGGACGCCCATGACGGGTGCCTCGCCGTGGTCGCCAGCCGCACCGACATCGCCAGGGTCGAAGGCACGGTGAACGCCACCCAGCAGCTCGCCAAGGCGGCGCGGGACGGCGTCGACCGGATCGAGGGGATGCTGATCAAGCGCGCCCTGGACGGAGACCGCCGATGAGCATCCTCACCGCCCATCTGCGCCTGTCCATCCTGCGAGTGCTCGACAGCGCCCCGGCGAGGCGGGCCAACAGCTCGGTCATCGCCTCGGTGACCCACGAGTTCGGGATCTCCGCCAGCCGCGACCAGATCAGGACCGAGCTGGCCTGGCTCGCCGAACAGGGCCTGGTCACCGTGGAGGAGCTGGGCGCCGTCGTGGTGGCCACCCTCACCGATCGCGGCCTGGACGTCGCCGAAGGCCGCGCCGTCGCGCCCGGAGTCCAACGCCCCTCGCCTGGAAGCTGACGCGATGGCGCGCCAGCCATCTTCCGTCGACCGGCTTCCAGAAGAGGTGCGCACCCTGATCGGGCGCCTTCGCGTCCAGGGCCGCACCATCGACGAGATCATGGCCCACCTGGGATCGCTGGACGTGGAGATCTCGCGCTCGGCGCTGGGCCGGCACGTCAAGGGCCTCGCCGCCCTGAAGGAGCGGATGCAGCACAGCCGCGAGATGGCGCTCGCCCTGGTCGATCGGTTCGGCGACCAGTCGGACAACCGCCTGCAGCGGCTCAACCTGGAGCTGATGCACTCCGTGGTGATGCAGACCATCACCGCGACCACCGAGAACGAGGACGGCGAGCCCCAGCCGGTCACCTTTTCGCCGGAAGACGCGATGTTCCTGGCCCGCGCCCTCGCCCAGCTCGCCAGCGCCCAGAAGACCGACAGCGACCGGGTGATCGTCGCCCGCCGCGAGGCGCTGAAACAGGCGGCCGGCGCGGTGAAGGACGTGGCGAACGAGGCCGGCCTCTCCGCCCAGACCGCCGATTTCATCATGAAGAAGATTCTGGGGGTCGGCCAGTGACCGGCGACGGCCCCCTCGCCAAGACCGGCGCCTATCTGCCGGACGCCCTGCGCGGGCGGCCGATGGACGGAGTGCTGATGGCCTACCAGCGGGCGGCGGTGTCGCTGTGCCTCGCCTGCGCGGTGGTGGTGATCGAGAAGAGCCGGCGGATCGGCCTGACCTGGGCGCTGGCCGCGCTGGCGGTGCTCACCGGCGCCCTGCGCAAGTCGGCGGGGGGCAAGAACACCTTCTATATCGGCTACAATTTGGACATGGCGCGCGAGTTCATCGACACCTGCGCCATGTGGGCGGGCGCGTTCGGCCACGCCGCCGGCGCCATCGGCGAGGAGCTGTTCGAGGACGCCGCCGGCAACGCGGTCAAGGCGTTCCGGATCGAGTTCGCCTCCGGCTTTAAGGTCGTCGCCCTGCCGTCGCGGCCCCGCTCTCTGCGCGGCATGCAGGGCCAGGTCATCCTGGATGAGGCGGCCTTCCACGACGCCCTGGAGGAGATGCTCAAGGCCGCCATGGCCATGCTGATCTGGGGCGGCAACGTCATCGTGGTCAGCACCCACGACGGGGTGTCCAATCCCTTCAACCAGCTCCTCGACAAGATCAGGGCCGGCGAACAGAGCGGCGAGACCCTGACGATCACCTTCGCCGACGCCATGGACGACGGGCTCTACGAGCGGGTGTGCCTGGTCGCCGGCCGCGAGGCGACGCCCGAGGGCCGGCTCGCCTGGGAGGCGGAGATCCGGGGCTTCTACGGCGACGCCGCCGAGGAGGAGCTGGACTGCATCCCGCGCTCGGGCTCCGGATCGCTGATCAAGCCCGAGCACCTGGCCGCCTGCGAGCACGAGGACGCCGGCAAGCCCGAGCTCTACGTCGGCGGCCTGGTCTACATCGGCCGCGACGTGGCGCGCCGGATCGACGGGGCGATCATCTGGGCCTTCGAGCTGGTCGGCGATGTCCTGTGGCTGCGCGATCGCTACGAGGAGCGCGGCGTCACCTTCGCCCACCAGGACGCGGCGATGGACGATCTCTTCCAGACTCGCCGGGTGGCGAGCTGCTGGATCGACCAGACTGGCATGGGCGAGAAGGTGGTGGAGGACGCCCAGAACCGCCACGGAACCTATCGCGTGGTCGGTGTGCTGCTGACCGGGCCCAACCGGCTGGATCTGGCCACCTCCCTCGTCCAGCGGTTCGAGCGCGGTCTCATCCGCGTCCCGCCCGATCCGGTCATCCGCGCCGACCTTCGGGCGATCAAGAAGGCCTCGGGCGCCCAGGGCCAGGTCCGCCTGGTCAATGAAGGCGAGGTCCACGCCGACCGCTTCTGGGCCGCCGGCCTGGCCAGCCGCGCCGCCGACAGCCCGCCCACCGAATACGACTATCTCCCCGTTCCCCGCCGCACCGCGCTCGATCGCCGCGACTACTTCGACGAGGACGACACGGGGGCGCGAAACGCCAGCCTGCGCCGGGGCCTGCGGCGGGCGGGGGCCTGGTGATGGCCGACCGCAACGTCCTCCTCGACCAGTGGGGCCAGCCGATCGTGCTGGCGGCGCTGAAGGAAGAGATCGCCGCGCCCTCGCTGATGGGGGTGCGCACCATCTTCTCGAGCCACCCCGCCCAGGGCATCACGCCCGGCGGTATGGCGAGCATCCTGCGGGAAGCCGAATACGGCCTCCCGCTCGCCTACCTCGATCTTGCCGAGGACATGGAGGAGAAGGATCTCCACTATCTGGCCGTCCTCGGCACCCGCAAGCGCGCCGTCGCCCAGCTGGAGATCACGGTCGAGGCGGCGGGCGACGACGCCCGATCGGAGGCGGATGCTCAACTCATCCGCGACTGGCTCAAGCGCGACCAGCTTCAGATGGAGCTTTTCGACATCCTCGACGCCATCGGCAAGGGGTTCTCGGCCACCGAGATCATCTGGGACATGAGCGAGCGCCAATGGATGCCGGCCGGGCTCAAGCGGCGCGACCCGCGCTGGTTCCAGTTCAACGTCATCGACGGCGAGACCCTGCTGCTGCGCGACGTCGGACCGCCGCTTCTTCTTCCGCCCTTCAAGTTCATCGATCATCGCCATCCGGCCAAGAGCGGCCTGCCGATTCGCTCGGGCCTGGCGCGCGCCGTGGCCTGGTGCTGGCTGTTCAAAAATTACAGCGTCAAAGATTGGGTCGCCTTCGCGGAGGTGTTCGGCATGCCGCTGCGCCTGGGCAAGCACGACGTCGGCGAGACCGAGGCCAATATCAGGAAGCTCGCCCAGGCGGTCTCGAACATCGGCTCGGACGCCGCCGCCGTGATCTCCAAATCCATGGAGATCGAATTCCTGG